GCGGATAGCCACTCTCCATGCCTCTGCCGTGCCCCCTGTAGCACCCTCGCACGTTCGACACGCCGGGGTTTGTGTGTTTGTTTGGTGTGGAGCGCCCGTGTTATTGATAATGGTTATCGTTATTGTTCGATTATTCGAACAGTTTGTGTTGGTTGTGTGTGGGTAGGGTGCTTGACGGGTCACGTGCGGGCACGCTCTGCCATAATGGGGCATGTCGGCAACGAACAACAACGAAAAGGAATGAGATAATGCAGTATGGTGTGTCGGTGAAAGAGTATACCGAAGACGGTAAGCGTTATATCAAGGTTAATGAGTCGGTTTGTGAGGTTGATGATACTATTGATAGGGGGTGTGTGTTGTTTAGTTTGTTGTGTTGTACGCCGTATTATTTCATGGCGTGTCATATATGTGATTGAAAAAAATACCCCGCTAGCTGTTGTGGCTAGCGGGGTATTTGTTACCATGCGCGTGTGAACTGTACACCGGCTAGGCCATTTGGTGTGCCCGATTCCGTTGTGAAGCCTTGCCAACCGCATGTGCCGTCAGTGTTGATTTTGAAGAGTACGGTGTCGTTTGCGCCGTTGCTGATTGCTGTTGTCCAGCAGTAGCCTGAGTTGGTGTTGTCCGTGTCGGGTGTCGCCCATGCGGGTACGCCGTGGATGGTGGTTAGTTCCGTTGGGGTGACGCCCGATTGACATTGGAAACCGTAGCTTATGGTGCCGCCTGATGCGTTGATAGTGACGCAGTATGCGGCGGGGTTGGTTGGGTGTCGTATGACTGCGGCGCATGTGCGGCCGTTGTAGTTGCCTTCAAGATAGCGGCGTAGGTAGTATACGATAACGTTGGTGCCTGTCGCGTTGGGGTGGATGTCTTTTGGCGGGAAATAGTCGGTGTTGCCGAGATTCCACGTCCATGCCCACGGGATATATTCGGTGTTGGTTTCCACTGCGCTTTCATAAACTTGTCCCGCGTTGTAGCGCCAGTATCCGCTTATTGGTGATGCGTCCCAGAGCATCGGTACGCTGATGATGCGTGCGTTTGGGTACTCGCGTTTGATATCTGTTAGTAGAGATATGGATGCGGTTTTGATAGTGCCTTTATATCCGTCGTTTGAGTTGCGGCTACCACCTACAATTACGAGTGTTACCGAGTTGTGGTCGTATGCGGTGTCTTTTTTTGCTGTCTGAAACTCGCTTGCGTAGGTGGTGTTTGGTGCAATGTATCCAGCGCCCCCGACTGCGTAATTGTGCAGTTCGTAGTTGTTTTGGTGTGCGAGCTGTATGGCCCATGACCGTTCTGCTGTTGCGTCCGCGTAGCTGTCGCCGAAGGTCACTAGCACCTCACGTTTCGCGGGTACGTAGCGGGTGTCGCTTTCATGTTTAGTGTAGGTGTCGTAGATACGATTGTGTAGCGTGGTCGCTTTGGTGGGGGTTTCCGCGCCCAACGCGGTGAGCGCGTTGGTGTTGGTTTGCGTGCTTTGGCTGGTCTGGTTAATGAGTGTTGATAGGGTGTTTGCCTTATCCACAGTTTCGGCGTTTAGAGCGGTGAGCGCGTTGGTGTTGTTTTGCGTGTCCGTATGGTTTTGCTCGATTGCGTTGATGTGTTCGCCTGCGCTGTTTTCGTCGGTAATACCCATGTAGGTGAGCAGATGATGCGCCGTGTTGCCGTTTGCGATATCGGTTGCTAGCGCGCCCGCTTTTTCGGGGGTATCGGCTCCGAGGGCGGTTAGGTTTGCGTTAGCCTTGTTGGCAACGGTAGAGATATTTAACATGTTATTGTCGATAGTGTGCATGGCGGTATTGTAGCCATCACGAAAATCGGCGGGTGTGTTGTCCTTGTATAGTGGGAGGTTGAAATTGTCGGTGTGGTTGTATCCGTCTGCCATGAGATTTGTCCTTTCTTATTTGAGATTTTTGATGATATTTAGCTGTACATCTAGCTGGTGTAGTTTGAGGTCGATAAGGCTCATGGCCCTATTGTATCCGTCTCGCATGTCGTTGGGCGTGGCGTCGGTGTACAAGGGCAGATTGTAGTATGGCGTGTATTTGTATTCATCCATTTTATTCTCCCATTGGTGTTACGCGGGGTTCGTTGTGGCCGAAAATCGTTTTGTTGCCGATTACCGCCGTTTCTAGTGTGGTGTGTTGCGCGGCTTCGGCTGCGCTGATTGTTGCCAACTCGCTTGCGCGTGCGCCGAACACTGCTAGTTCGCGGTACATGTTGCGCATGGCTTCGCGGCTGGTTACGTTTTTACCCTGTGTCGGGTCGTATACCGGCAGTGTTTCTACGATTTTATCGAGTTGTACGATTACGTTGTCCAGACTTGCGCCTAGTTTTTTGGTCAGCTCGTATAGGGTGTCTATGTCGTTGTCGTATTTGCCCTCGTTGTCGTTGATGTATTTGATTGTGTCTGCGAGGTAGTGCATGATTTTGTCGTATTCGAGACATAACCATTTGTACCGTTCCTCTTGCGAATACACGTCCCAATAGATTTTCGGAATTACTGGCGTGTATTCCGTTATCCACGGGAATTGATTGATATCGATATCGATATCGCATGACATGATATGTTCCTTTCTATATTAATAAATATTAAGATTCACGGAATAGAAGCATGAAAACAGTGAGTCCATGTCGTTGATTATCATTAAATCGACGTCGTTGTAGTCCTTTATTTTTTCCATTTTAGCTAGAAAATCGCCTTGTACAAAAGTTTCGTACTGGTTATCTGTGGCGTTTGAGGCGTAGTCCTGATTCTGTGGCGCTATCTGCGTCGCCGGAAAATCGCTGAACACGTTGCGGTTTTTGCCGTATGTGTCGCTGACCTGTAGGACGCTTACGCCGGTTTCGAGCGCTTGATACACTAATTTGTATTTTGGCATTATCTCATTGAATTTGCGTAACACCTCACGTTTCCAACTGGCGGGTGGCAACACGCCGATTTCCCGGTCCCAGTAATGGGCGTTGAATTTGTCGCATACGCGCGTGTATTGCTCGTCGCTGTATGCGTCCCAGTGCCAACTCGGTTCTGTCCAGTCCACCCATTTATCGGTGATAAGTTCGCCTAGGGTGACTGTCACGACGGCGTGAAAATCGCGTGGCGCGTCGCTCATATCATAGGGTGGTATCATCTGTATCATCTCCATTGTCCAGTTCGAACAGTTTTTGCAGATTATGGGTGATATTGTAGTTGGCCGTTTCGTTGTCGCTACGCCATACCACGTCCAATGGTTTTTCGGCAAAATCGGTGAAATGCGTGTTAAGGTACTCGCACATTCTGCGACGCTCGGTGAGGCCATCCAATGCTATGAGGTTGGTCGGGTCCTGTTGCGAGTTGACCTCGTCCTCGATTTGGCGCTCGGCCTTGAATGGTAGGTTGCCGATACCCAGAGCGCCGTATATCTGAGTCCAGATGTTCAAATAATTTGCCCATAGTTCGGTGCCGATGAACGGCACGTTGGTGGTCAGCGCTTGCACGTGCATGTCCTGTATGCCGTCTGTTGCCAAAACGATGAGTTCGCCGCCGCCGACCTGTTTTGCGAGGTTGGTCATGTCCAGCCGTTTTTCCTGTACACCACTGATTATCATAGGGGTTTTCTGGTGCACGCGGTTTTGTTGCATGGTGCGTATAATGTCAACCAGTTCGCGGCACCATAAGTCCACGCGGTCATTGAGCGGCGCGCGCAAGTGGTTGTCCCAGCAGAAGTAACCGTTGCCGGGATTGCAATTGAAAGCGTATCCGTTCAACCCGAGAGCGCGCCATTTGCTCGGGTTTCCGTACATGTCGGGCGCGCTTTCCCAGCCACCCATTGTGAGCGAGAGCCACTGGTTGGCATGCGCGCCGCTACGTGGACGCGCGATGGTCGCAATGCCCTGAGTATATAGGGTCAGTTCGAGAAACCGTTCATCACATGTCTGCGGTAGGTTAATCCAATGATACCGTGTCAGCGCCATATTCAGAACTTGGTTTTTGAACATGGTGAACAAGCGGGTGTTGTAGCCCGCAGTCTGCCAGTATCGGTCACTAGTCCATTTGAGCCCGTTGCGTTTTTGACCCATTATCGTACCTCGCTTTTAGTTGTTGTATATGCTACTACCTATTGTATCGGGGTCGCGCCATACGGTGACACCGGCCTCGAACATGTTCCGTATGATATTGACCGCGCGTGCCGGTGCGCTGATGGCATAGATAAGCGCGTCACCGCGCCAGTAGGTGAACTTGCTTTTAACCAGCAGAGTCGGGTTTTCCACGTTTTGGCGCAACGTGTAGCCATACTGTAGAAAAGCGTCGCCGCAACGTCTGATTACGTCCGGCGATTGCGTCATGACTCGCACCTGTAGGCCGCGCGTGCCCCAGATATCGGGTAGGGCGTCGCCCTGTGACGCGGCGATGGTCACCGGCGCGGCGCGGTGTAGGTCCCTGAGTTTGGCCGCGTACACGTCTTGAGCCTGTTCAAGCGCGGTTTGAGCGCCGAAAATTCCGGCGTCGCGTTGCCGCTGGTTGTTGGCCACTGCGGTGCCGCGGCTACGTGCCGCGTTTGCGTTGCCGGTGTTGGCGTTGTTGGCCGTCACGCCGGTGGCGAGTTTGTTGTTTGCATTGGTAAGAGCCGTGTTAAGCGTATTCGAGCGGTTTGTAACGTCGGTTGCTAAGGTCATGGCGCGTGTTGTTAGGGTGCGGTTCGTGGTTATCGCGTTGTTGGCCTTGCTGTCCATAGCCTCCAGATTGGCGTTATATACGGCCTCTTTATTGGAAAGCGTTACCGACGTGTTGTAGCCGCTGAGTCCCACCGACATACCCGCGCCCGCAACCGCCGCGCCCGCCGCCAAGCTACCACCCGCTGTAGCCGGTGCGGCGGCTAGGGAGATTGCCGCGCCAGCAATGGTGTTAACCGCTGATGATACGTTTGAGAGCACCGCTGAGTCAACGTTGGCTTCATATGCGGCGGTAGTCACCAATTTGTCAACGGATTTGTCAGCGCCGAGCTTAAAGTTTGATGTCACAACGTCCGCGTCTAGCTTGTTGTTATTGAGGCCCGTTATGTCTGTGTTAGCGGTATTGGATAGGTTTGTATTGTTTGTGGCGGTGTCGGTTTGCAGTTTGGTGTTGGCAACCGAGTTTGCCGTACTGGCTTGTGTGTTGGCTAGGTTGGTTTCGGCGTTTGCGTTTGCGTTTACGTTGCCCGTGTTGGTACCGCGCACGCTGGTGTGGTATGCGTTTAGGGCGTTTTCTCGGGCCTGTACTCGGTTGGTACTGTCGTTGTCGTTGACGTATTTTACCGCGTTGTCAATCATCAGTGTGTACAGTGGTATGGCGTGCGAGGATAGCGCGTGATAGGCGCTGTCGGGCATGTCGGTAGTGTGGGGCGTGTTGGTGAGGTCGGCCCATGTGTACTCGGTTTTGCCGTTGCCCGATACGCCTGTCAAAAACGTTTGTGCGGACAAATACGGGTATGCGAGGGATACGCGGCGCATTACCGCTAGATTACTGGTGGTGTCTTCTACTCGTATGACTGACTCGTTGTTGTTTTCGTCGGTGATGGACAACCACGCATAGGGTGCCGTGTACAGTTTCGCCAGTCGCGCGTACTCGGACGGGTAGCCGAACGCGCTCGGTTGCAAGTCGATGTCGGCCAACAAGCCCGTTGCGGCGGGATTGATACGATAAATGTCAAAGCCCAGTAGTTTTGCGCCGCTGGTCGGGTTAATCATGTTGCGCGGAACGACATAGCAAGCCTCGATGAGGTTGTACGCCTGAGGTAGCCGTGCGGTGAGTTGGCCGAAAAAGTCGTGCGCGTATGCGTCGGCTGTTTTGAGGCCGATAATCGTATACCCGTTGGGCCGCGTGTTGTTTGCGGATATGCCGGTGGCGTTCGGCGCTGACACGTCATTGAGATTGGGCACGCCGCCCCATGCATAACCGGTGACTTGGTACTGGTACCCCCAGTAGTCGCCGGTATCCGCGTAGACGGGTGGAGTGTCGGGCAACGTGTCACCGACCGGCGTGAGGCCGGTGAATTGCGTGTAGGTGCATTTGACTGCCAACAACAGCCACATTTCGCCTGTCGCCAAGGGGATGAACCTGTTGGATGCGGTCATCACGGGTGCGGCGGGCGCGTCCGGCTCGGGTGCGGTGAGGCCCCGGTTGTTGTGGATAGGGTCATCGAGGTACGTTTCAACAGTCTCATACGCTTGGGCCACGTGGCCCTGTTCGACCATGATTCGAGGGATATCCACGCTGTTGATGTAGGTTGTCCAGTAGTCCAGTTCGAGCACGCATTCGGTGACCGTCGCGTTGATTTGCCGCGTGTCAACTACAAAATAGTATAGACGGGACACGTGACTGGTAGAGTAGTCCAGTTGCTCACCGTCGCCCGGCATGTCGGGTATGGAAACGACCAGATAGTTGGCGTACTGCATCGCTTGGTAGGGTATCGGCAAACGTACGCTTTCCCCCGGTATGACGTTGAGCCCGCTGTCGAGTTCGAACGTGTCGGCGGTCAGCCGGTCGAACCATGCGTCACGCTCAATATCGGTGTCCCATTTGACGCGGTTGGCGTCGTCCGCAGTCCAACGGACGGTGCATGGTTTGAGTGTGGTTTTGGACGTCCAGCGCGTGTAGTCGAAACTATTGGGATATTGCGAGTATACGCGCTCATTGTCGCCGGGGAAACCGGTGGCGTTTTGCAAATGCGGAAATTTGTTGGTCATGATTTTTTCTCGCTTTTCGTAAAATATTAGGGCCGGATACAACGAACATTGTATCCGGCCCTAATAGGTGTCCGCAATTTTTACTTGACGGTGAGGTCGAGCGTATCGGTGTATGCGTCGGTGTCGCCGCTCGGGTTGGTGTATGCGGCGGCCGCCTTGATGTGGATAACGTCGCCCTTGGCCAGCCCGGTGCGCTGGACATGGAGCACGCCGTAGTTGTCCACGCGCGTGCGGGAGTTCAGCGGCCTCGGCACTGCGGCGGCAGAACCCGCGGCCGGTTTTTCGGCCGACAACTCGAACGTCGCCGCGTCCGGGCGCACTGCCAAACCGCCGGTGATGGTGCCCTGAAGGTCCACCATGAGACGCAACGTGTCGCCGGGCGCAACCGAGGTCACGCCGTTTTCGGCGGTGAGGTTAAGGTCCGTCACCGTCTGGGTGATGGTCGGCACGGACGTGGCGTCACCCGTGGTGAACAGCACTGCCGGTACTGCGGGCGTGACGCTGTATACACCCCAGTGATTGAGATAATAGGTGGTACCCAGCGTCTGCGGGTTATAAAAACTAGTGGTGTTGTAGAGCGTGTCGTTGCAGACGAAAAAGTCGCGCGTGGTCAGCAGCGCGATAGCGCCCGCAACCGGGAATTCATCGACAACGACGGTGCGCATTTGAATCTCGGCGCGGTCGATGTTGAACGCGGCGGCGAGGGCGTCAACATCAATCGATGCGAGGGCGTCCGGCGTGACCATGAGCACAAGTTCATCGTTTGCCGCGAACACCGGCACGGGCACGTTGTTGTACACGGTGCTGGGGAAACGCAACTTACCCGCAACCGCTCGAATCTGCTTCAGCAGAGCGCGTGCGGTGGTTTCGTCGGTCGGTTCGGTCACCTTGATTTTGTGGAAACCATAGTTTTCCTCATAGTATGCGAGCAAGTTGAGCATGATACGATATTCATCGTACTCATCAGAGTTGCGCGGCACGTCCATGATACGCGCGACAAGATTGTTCAACCCGTACTCGTCTGTAACGGCGGTACGCAGTTCGTCCGCGTTAACGGTGATGGGGTACTGGTCGCGGCGGTTCTGCGAGTGGAAAATCTGCACAGCGTCGGGTCGGTGCGTTTTCAGCAGAGTCTCCACGTCATCCTCATACGCGTGCGCCTTAATCCACTTCGGCACGATTTCCTGAATGGTCGAACCATAGTTAAGCTTCGCGCTCTTGAACGGCGCGAGCGGGTTGTCGAACTGCTGACCCCTCACGTAGGTCATGCCGATACGATTAACAAGGACATCGACAAACTGATTGTAATACTGCTGGTTCATGGGCGCGAACAATGCGTCCATGGTCGCGGCGATACCGTTAACGGTGGGGTCGGGGATGCGCTGTTGAAAATCGTTGGTGCCCGAGAGCCACGCCTTCGCCATGATGGTGCTGTTGTTGACTGCCATAATATGTGTCTCCTAATCAGTCGATAGTGAGGTCAAGGTCTTCAATCGGCGTATCGAGGTCGATATCATCGGTGTCCGAGTCATCATGAGTCTCAGAGTCGCCATCGGTATCGCCCGCGTCCGCCGCGTCCATGAAAGCGTTCACCGATTCGATGAACGCGGTCAGCTTGGTATCGTATGCATCCAGCTTGGTCAGCACGTCGTCGATTCTACGCGCCAAAGCGTCGTAGTCGTCGGTGCGCTGTTCGGTCTGCTTGGTATTGGTTTCGACGTCGTTTTTTTCGGTGTCATCTGCCATTTTTAATCTCCTAAAAATAATCGGGCTGACAAATAATTGTTTGTCAGCCCGATTATAGCATTATGAGAGCGATTTATACCCGACGTTTGGGAATCGACCAGATTCTACACCGCGCGGCACGTTCCCGTGTCAGTCCCCGCGCTAGGTGCACTACGTCGCGGTATAGCGCCGCTCACTAGCCGACGTAATCATATCACCGGTATCCGCAATACCGCAACATGTCCCGAAAATCGCCGTACGTTTTCAGGCTGTCGAAACGAACGTACCGTAGCCGGTATGCGTCAAAAAGAGTCTGACATAATGGCGAGGTGCGTTTGAGCATGACGTAGTTCGGTCGGTCATCCAATGTCAGCGTATATGTGTCGCGCATGTCGCGCGGCGGTTTGCGATTGACGTAGTAGTAACCGTCTCGCATGTCCAACCATATCGCAAGCGGAATATTGTCGTACATCAGCGTGTACAAATGTTCGGCGTTGCTGGTTTTATCCGCAACCATTTCCATATCCGTATCGGTGCTGAAATCGTTGCCCAAAGCGATTTTCTCCAAACGTCCGCTAGCCATTCTGCCCGCCAAGGTCTGCTTTTTTTCGCGTGCGTATTCCGCGTTTTCGAGATTATGCAACAGAAACGTCTTGTCCAGATACCATGAGTAACCTCGCTTGGGGTTCCCGGTAATGCCCGCGTGCTCAAAATAAGGGTTAAGAATATCGCAAGCGTTGCCCAGCAAGTAGAGTCGTGGTTCGTTGCCGGTGTCGGCACGCTCACGGGTCACGGTATCAACGATATTTGTCAGGATGTCCCACTCATTTTTCAGGTACCGATGGTTTTTGTCGTCCTTTTCGAGCACGGCCTCATCCATGAAAATACGTTTCACCCTGTTGAATGTGAGCTTTTTAATCAGCTGAAACTGGGTCATTGCGACAAAATACCCCAGCAATTCCCATTGCGGCTTGCCGCCCTCATTGGGACGCGGCGCAATGTACGCCTGATTTTTCTCGCATTTGAAAACATATCCGGGATATTCGCGTTGCAACCTGTCATAATAGTTTTCGGTCAAGGGCGCTAATTCCTGTGCATGGCGCGTGATTTCCACGAAACGCCACTTGTTTTTAATCCAATCGCTTACGCACTGTTTGCGTAGCCCGTAGGTTTTTCCGTATCCGCGTGCGGTGATTACCATTGTCACCGGCGCGTCATACGATAATGTTTTCTGCCAACTGTAATATTTATTGTTCATCAGTGTTGTCCGTTTCCATAAGCGGCGTCATTTCACCGTTGTCATCCATTGCCAAAATTCTACCCACGCCGTCAACATATTCAATCCACCGTTCACGGGTATCGACATGTTGCGTGCGACGCAACCATTGCAGATTTTCCACGCTCGCACGTTTGGTCGTTTCGCCCAGCCACCGGCCTGTCGGGTACAGTGCGATGGACTGCGGCACATCGACGTGCGCCGTAGTACCGAGATAGTCGGTCACGTCGCCGATAAACCTGTCCACGACCTCGGGGCGGCGTTTTTGCAGACTATGACTGATGCTGTTGGCCACGAAAATGTTGTAACCTAGCACGTTCGGCGCGACTTGTTCGAACGTGTACCCGGCCTTTGCGAGGTCGTTGCAGAGCGTTTCGATGTGATAGGCGTCTCGGGGGCGCGACAAACCGGCGCACGTGATATGGTAATGCCCGTCCGATTCGCTGATTCGGGCCTTGTTCCACGCCTCGAAATGGTTGGCCCAGCGCGTGCCCTCACCCGCTGTCTCGATGTCAAAATGCCCGATGGATTCGAGCGGCGACGCCAAGTCGGGAAAATTGGCGCGGTTGCGGCGTTGCACGACATTGATAGCCATATCGCTGGCGTCGGCCAAGGGTTTCAGCGCCTGCGACAAATCGGCGTCGGACACGTTTTCGGCTACGCTAGCCTTGATGCTGTCGGTGTCGCCGCCTGTCGGGTGTATGGCGTCGCCCAACGTCTCATGCAACAGTTCGAGGGCGATGATGAGATGCATGCGACTACCCGCGACTATCCTCATGCCGTATGTGTACAGCACTCTGATTTTGTCCGGTATCATCTCGCTATAGGTATCCTGATTGACTATCGTAGTGTTATCGATTTTGATATCACCGTTCAAAACGACAAATGACGGCTTCATTACGTCCATTGCCTGAGTGCCATAAATGCCGTTGAACATTCCTTTAACCGTGGAATTATAATACGATTGCAGAAACTGCGTATTAGCGGTCCCGTTCAAAAGCTCGGTCTTAATGCCCTCGGGTATGCTGTTAGGCACTTTTTCCGGGTATTTTTCGCCCTCTTTATAGACTTTCAACACGTGTTTCATGTCCTGTTTGCGTTCGAAAAGCACGTTGGACTGCAAGGTCACGTAGTCGGGTGGTATCGCGAATTTGCGCGTGGTCTCTCCCAGTATGACGTTAAAATCGTCATAATCATACACTTGACTGATGCACCACAATTCGATTTCGTTAACGTGCAACACCGCTTTTTCGGCGCTCATGAGTTTTCCGAACGCGAAAACCGGTTTGAAAGCCCTGTCATACCAACCGGATAATTTAATGTTTTCCTCGGCTTTTTTCATCAGCTCATTATCCTGTAAATCGGTTTTAGTCGCGGTTTTCGTGAACTTGCCCTCGGGGATGATACCTATACCGGCCTCGGAAAATATAGTGTCTTTTTTCACGCGCAAATTGACGAACTCGCACCTGACATGTACGGCGTTGTTGAATGGTTTGTAATAGTATTTCAGCACGTCTTTCACCGGCGTAGCCATGATATTGACGCAAACATCCCTGAGTATTTTCGTATGTCGCGGCGCAAAATGCACCGGTATCATACGACCATTGATGAACGTATGGTGCATTGATGTAACGTCCAATGATACGACGTTATGCCATACGCGATTAGCGTAATTAGCGCTTGTAAAAGTCAGACCGCCTCGAAAACACGCCTTACGCAAGGCGTATTGTTGGAACGTTTTCGCAAATTCCTGTCGGCACGTCATCTCGAAAGCGCTAATGAGGTTGTTACGGTGTCCGTTGGCCTTTTTGTACCGTAGCACGCCGATTTCGTGATAAGCCATTTGACGGACTAGCGACGTTTTGGTGAGCACGCGGCACCCCAGCATATCGGCGGTAAGCCACTCATTGCTTTTGAGCAGATATGCCAAGTACGCGGGTATGACCTGAGTATCACGGCCCGCGTAAAAAAGCTCGGTATCGGTCAAGGGCGTTTCGGGCGTCCTGACTAGCGAATAGTCCCAATCCCCCACGGCCTTAGGCAAACCGCATGTTTCGCCCATTGCACGCAAACCGCCCATTTCGAGATAAAACGTGTCCCAGAATCTGAGGGCTACTTTACCTTTATCATCCAATAAATCTACGGTGTATGCGCTGGTGCTGGTTTGCGCGTTAACCGCCATTTTATACGACCGACTCAAAAGGTACATGAGGGGTTGCAAGTCGAACATGAGGTTATACGCGGCGATAACGGGCACAATATCGTTGCACTTGCCCCATTCAATCAGTTCCGCGACATAATCCAACATGTTACTGACATGCCGGTAATACCGTATGTCATCCATACCCTGTGATGTGTCGTATTGCGTCAAATCGACAAACCGGATATCATTGATAATAAACAGTATCGGGTATGCCCGCGTGTTCTCTCCGGTTCCTACGTTCGTTGTTTCGGTATCATACGCCGCGCACACCCGGTACTGTCTCCCCTTTTTACCGTTTCTCACCATTTTTTCTATCGCCATTCATTAACGTAATCCAGATACTCCGGTGAGGTTTGTATATCCTCAATCAAACCTTGCGCAAACGCGATGTTTTCGGCCGTGTCACCGATAGGCTCATACAAACCCTTCACCATATCGAGAGCGGCCTTGTTGCGTTTCATTATCATGTCAAAGGCCTCTCCCAGACTGCTAGCCCCAAGTTCCGCCATGATAAGCTTGTTACGTTGGCTAGCGGGCGCGCCTTGCCATATGCGTTGCGTGGCCGCGTAAAAAATCTTGACTTTCTGCGCGCCGTACTTTCCGAGCGCGCTTTTACGGCCACGACTCGCTAGGCCAAGTTGCTGTTGAAAAATGTAGTTCGCGCGGGCCGTGCCGGACTTGCCGTTCTGAGTCTGCGACTTCAACGCGGCCACGCTTTTGTCGATGCTACGGCCACTGCCGCGATATGTCCCGGCTATCGCCTCATTGAGATTCCTGATGTACCTTCTCAGCACGCGGCGTTCTGTGGCGCTTTTGGACCGGTTGACCTGTTTTTCCAAACTCTTGACATATCGTTTCGCACGACGACGTACGTTATACACCTCGTCTGACTGTCTGCGCTGTCGTTTCGCCACAACCCCACCACCTATCTGACTGCCACCGAAAAAATAAGGGCCGCGCCTATACATGACCTAGGCACGGCCCCATACACTATACTACAATCTAGGCCTCAAGAAGCTGGAACTGCTTATACGAGCGGTCACCCGAGAGAGACGTTTCCTTGATTTGCACCTTGACGTAGCCATTAGTGGTGTTGGTCTTAAAGTCACCCTCGACCATATCGACAAGCTCGTTGATGGTCTTTCCGAGCCCGTTGGACTGAGTGAAATACACCTGACCGTCAGCGGCGAAAATATAGGTGTTCTGACACGGATTGCCCGAACGAGTGCGCACACCAATCTGAGTCATGACATCAACGATATCGATAGGCGTATCACCCAAGTTCTTCAACGACGTGGCGCTGTTGCGCGCGTTGAACATACGCACGCGGTTGGCCGGAACGTGCGGGTCGAACGTGATATACTGCTGAGGCTCGAACCCATTTCCGGTGACGCTCGGCGTGGCAGCGTTCTCGGGCAGTTCACCGGTTTCAGTGTTGACGTTCTCAATGGTTTCGTTGTTCTTGTTGGTCATGATATTATCTCCTTTAGTTAATCCGCTTGTATTCGGTTGATATTTCCAAAAAGTCGAACACGTTGCACTCATACATTACAGTATGAGTCGTGCGCCCTAGAATCAAAAAGTTGTTGCCAAGGATATCGCTATCCTCACCGCTAAGCGTGACGTCACCCTCGGTGCGATACCGTACCGTGGACTTGACTATCTGCCTTACAGTCGCGTCGGTGACTTTCCCGAACACCTGTAGGATAAAATCACCGTGCGGCGTGGACACTTTCACGTCGTTGGTAATCACTGTTTTTCGTAGGACATCCAAGATACCTCAATTCTCTAGAAAAATTTTTTCGGACACAAATAATATAAGGCGTGCCGCAAAATTTTGCAATTGCGACACGCCCATACAGTAATAAAATTTTTTTCGTCAGCCTAACAAAATCTGATTAACTCGATTCTGAACAGCGTCATAGTTCACACCCAATCGCGCACGACGTTCCTCACCAACGCCATAGTCACCACGGATAACGGCATTAGCCAAAGCGTCGATATCAACCGACGGCGCACTAGACGCGGCGGTACCCGCGCCCAGAATCTCATTAACACGCGCCTGAACAGCGTCATAGTTCGCACCCAATCGCGCACGACGTTCCTCACCAACGCCATAGTCACCACGGATAACGGCATTAGCCAAAGCGTCGATATCAACCGACGGCGCACTAGGCACGGCGGGCGCACTAGGCTGAGACACGGCAGTACCACGCGCGATAGCGTCCAACCGCGCAAGATCATAAGTGCCCGGGCACTCGGTAGCGGAAAAATCACGGTGACGGTACAACGGCAAGTCACCATACACGCTACGGATATTGGCAATCAACTCACCAATGGTTTGATAGTCACCGTCACTCTGTCGCGGGTTACACTCAATGCTAATGCCCCGGTCATTGCCCATACTGTTGACGTTGATACCGTCACCACTAGCCCAACTACGATTATCCGGGTCAACCAGACACGCCACACGACCAGCCTCGGCAACATAGTTAGCGCTAGCACCACGACTCGGACTACACAACGTGTTAATCACACCCTCAAACGTCGGGTGCTCGGCCGGGTCACCCCACCAGTGGATAACGATACACGCAATGCCATACGGGCGTCCAACGGTGTAGTTGGGCGAGTCGTACTGGGTGATAAAATCGAAACTCATTTTGCTTCCTTTCCGTTCTTGAAAATTTCCAGAATCCTAGAGCCGGCTAGCTCGGGGTTGATTTCCACACAGTTCTCAAGAATGGACGTAATCTCGATAAGCGAAATCGCAACCACAACCGGGATAAACAACGGCGGAGTAAACCCAAGATTGATTCTACCACTCTCAAATTCCACAAACCACGCGACAAAAATCACCACAACGTAGCTGAACTTGTGAGCAAGCCCCTCACGCATCTTAGCGCTGTTCATACATTGCCCAATAATTGCCTTGACAACGCCTGTCACGTAATCCGTGAGCATCAACACCCCGGCACAAACGCAACCACAAACAACAGTGTTATTCATATAAAATATCCTTATATAATAGTAGGGTCATACACCTTATTAGTGCATGACCCTACTATATCACTCGGAAACTGTTTTACCGCGCCTGTATCGTTCGATGTCATCCCGGTATCTCAGATTAACAAAATCATAGATACCGTCATCAGCCGCAATACCCTTA